GACCAAGAAATAGAACAAATGATGGATCTTCTGGTGGAGGATCTGGTGGTGGTGGAGGTGGTGGTGGAGGTGGTGGTGGGGGTGCTTCTGGAGTGGGTGTTCCGAGCAATCCCAGCGGAGCAAATCTAAACTGCAAACCTTTTAGCGGTCCAGAAATGAAAACCAATAAAGGTAAGGGATGGGGGGAAACACCAACACAATATGCAAAAATAAAAGGTAAAGACATAGAACCAAGAAAAAGAGATTGCAATTGTGAAGGCAGTGACGGTGAAGGAGATAATGACGAGGAAAGATTCAAAGATGTAACCATATATCCTTATAACAAAGTTACAGAAACAGAATCTGGTCATGTAGTCGAATTTGATGATACTCCAGGCAGTGAAAGAATTTCCATAAATCACAGATCTGGTAGTTTTGAGGAATATCATCCAAATGGAGATAAAGTAACCAAAGTAGTAAGAGACAATTATACCTCAATACTGCGTGACGCTCATGTTCATGTTGATGGTTATGCAAATATTACCATAGATAAAGCACTCAAAATACTAGTAAATAAAGATGAATTAAAAAGTGACGAAAAAGAAGCGGTTAATTATGACATTCATATTGGTAAAAACGCTAATGTGAACATATACATCGAAAAGGGGAACCTTAATGTTTTGGTTGATGAGGGAGATTCCAACATTCAATTGAAAAAAGGTGATGTGAATATTCGTCAAGATTGTGGTAATTACAATCATTTTATAAACGGAGATTATAATCTAGAATGCACTGGGCATATGCATGTGGTTGTAGGTGAAGATCAAGTAACCGAGGTGGGAAGAAATAGGGATGTTCGTATTGATGGGTTGTTCGACAATCTTCAATTAACAAACAAGGAGTCGGTAAAGGAAACTACATTAGCGGGGGACAAAAGAACCCAAGTCAAAGGACATATGCAGGAGCATATTGACAAAATAACTGAAAGAAAATATGGTGATAGTGTCACAGAACTTTATAAAAATGCCGCGTCAAGAACATATCTGGGTTCGTATACAGTAGAAAGACATTTGGCTTTAGGAATTGGTGTTGGTTCGGGTATAGGGGGCGGATCTGATCTGAGAGCAGGAGAACTTTCGATCTATGCCGGAAAATCTGCTATTAGAACAGATTTGGATAATTATCTCATTTCTGGTGAAGGAAATGTGGGTATGCAAGGATTTAATAATGTCTTCATAGATGCTGGTATTGTTGAAAATAGAAGAAACCCCGGCGCTAGTTTGAAGATTTATTCCGAAAATGTTTCTTTCTTCGGAGCAAAAAAGAACACAAATATTTTTGCAAGAGAAAATTTAGCACTGACTGCTGTGAAAGAACTGTCGCTGCACGCCGGCAGTAAGATACTGAAAAATAAAGAATTCGAAGAAGGTGCTCCATTCAAAATAAACGAAACACTTTATAACCCAGATGTAAACATAGCACCAGATCCTCGCAAACCAGTAGATTTTATAAATTGTCCTTCTGCCAAATGGACACCTACCAGAGAAAAAGGAAAATGTAAAAACATAAAACAGGAATGATAAATATTAAAAAAGGATAGAGATGAAAAAGAATTTAAAAATAACAGACATAGATTATGATTTTTATTCTCATCCTTTAACTGGAAATCTAACAGTTAAAAATGGTCCAGATGCGATAAAACAAGCAGTTAGGACTTTGGTGCTTTTGAACATTTTTGAAAAACCGTTTTCCATAATATCAGGAAATATAAAAAATAAGTTGTTTGAGAATTTTTCTCTACCTCTAGAAACAAAATTGAGAGAAGAAATAACGGTTTTGTTGACGACATACGAACCCAGAATTCAGGTAGATTCTGTTGTTTTTGGCTCTGAAGAAAATGCGCTAAATATTTCAATAACATACACTATTCTGGGTGAAGACTTGCCACAACAAATCGTTAATCTTGAGGTCACAAGAAGCAGATGAACACAAAAGAACTAAAAATTACAGACATAGAATTCGATTCTATAAAACAAAATCTCAAGAATTTCTTGAGATCTCAAAGCGAGTTTACATCTTATAATTTTGAAGGTTCTGCACTGAACATACTTCTTGATGTTATGGCGTACAACACCTACTATCAAGCATTTTATAATAATATGACAATAAATGAAATGTTTTTGGATAGTGCAACCAAAAGATCCTCTCTTGTGTCCATAGCAAAACATTTTGCATATAGACCCAAAACCATAAAATCCTCCAGAGTAATAGTAGAAGTGACAGGATCACCAGAAGCCATAAATTATTTGGTTCCTAAAGGAACAAGAATATCGTCTTCAAATAATGGAGTGTCTTTTAATTTTATATTATTGGAAGATGCAGTAGCATCTCCTTCTGTTTTTAACCAATCGGGTACTGCAACAGAGGTCAGCACTGGTTCTATAGAATTTGTAGAAGGAACTTTAAGAAAATACTCATTTGTGGTGGATGGTAATTTAGAAAATCAAAAATTTATAATACCGTTTAGAAATGTAGATGCTTCTACCCTGAAAGTCTCAGTCCAATCCTCTGCATCTACTACGGAAATTGTTTCTTTCCTAGAATCAACCAACATAACTCTTTTAAATTCTGATAGTAATGTTTTCTTTTTAGAAGAAAATTCAGATGGGTACTTGGAATTGATTTTTGGTGATGGTGTTCTTGGAAAAAGATTATCTGACGGTAATGTTATTAGAATAGAAGTAATAGAGTCTTCTGGTTCTGCGGCGAATGGAATTGGAATTTCAGATTCCACATCAACATTCAGTGTTCCGACTTTGCCTGGTTCTAGCATAAGAGTCGTGGTGCCTTCAACTGGAGGTTCTGATGCAGAAACCAAACAATCCATTCGATTCAATACTACTAGAAATTTCGTCACTCAGGACAGAGCAGTAACCAAAGAAGATTATAGAAATATAATACTAAAAGATTTTCCAATAATAGAGGATGTCATCTGTTGGGGTGGAGAAGATAATGATCCTCCCGCTTATGGTAAGGTATTCATTACCGTAAAACCCAAAACAGGAGCAATTTTGTCTAGTTCTGAAAAGACAAAAATCATATCCACGCTTTCAAAAACCAGAAATGTTGTTGGTGTTCTCATAGAATTTGTGGATCCAGAAATACTTTATCTAAATTTGACTATCAATTTGAAAATAGATCCCATAAATCTGTCATCTGGTCTTTCTCAGTTAGTTGCAGATGTAACCAGAGAGATATATGATTTCACTGAGGAAAAACTAAACAAATTTGATAAAGATTTTTACGCAACAGAACTGGGCGCTTTGATTCAGACTGTTAATGAAAACATCATAAGCAACGACATAGGCGTTTCTCTCGAAAAGAGATTTACGCCAATATTTGACGCTAAACCCCATAATTATGAAATAAACTTTAACAACAAAATATATCATCCAGAAGATGGATACAAGAGCGTAATAACTTCTAACATTTTTGGTTATTTGGATACTAGTGGTACTGTGGTGGTGGATAGAGATTGTTTGTTGGAAGATGATGGATACGGGAATATAGTTTTGTATCATTTTGTAAATAACAAAAAGATTATCCTTAATAAGAAAGCAGGAACTGTCAATTACAATACTGGTCAGGTAGTGTTGAATAAATTCAAACCATCATCATTAGTTGATGGACTACCTGTTATTATTTTTGCTGTTCCAGACGAAAGAGATATAATTGCCAAACAAAAGATGTTCCTTCTTCATGAAAATCCAAGTTCCAGATCTTTGAAAATAAACACAACACTAATACCATATAGAAACAGATGATAAACATTACTAGTCCAATCAAAGACACTCTACTCTATAACGACACGATATATGTGGAGTATGAAGTATCCGAAAACTCTAAGTCTACGGATAAGGTTGTATTTTTCATAGATTCAACTAAATTCGAAAAAACAGAACTCAAGGGAAGATTTGCTGTATCGGATTTAAAAGAAGGCAAACACCAAATAAGAGCATATTTGGTAAACAAACTTAATAAAAAGATAATCGGTTCTGAAGTAAAAATATTCTTTTACACAAATACAGATGTAATAGAATTAAAAAATAAACTTTCTTCAGTTGTTCCTTATCAATTACCCGAATTTATAAGAGAAGATTATCAAAAATTTGTGTCATTTATACAATCATACTATCAATTTTTGGAACAATCAAATGATCCGAAACTTGCTCCTCTCAGTTCTTACAGTTTTTCGGATGTAGATATTTCTCCAGAAATATTTAATGAAAAATTTAGAAAGCAATTCATACCAGATTTTCCTTCTAATTTGACTGTAGATAAAGAAACAGGCAAACCTCTAAACTTAAAAACACTTATTAAAAGAGCAAGCGAATTTTACAGATCAAAAGGAACCGAAAATTCGTTTAATTTTATATTTAAAATTCTATACGACGAAGGTGTTCAGTTTT